TAATCAGTGGTTGTATTGAACAACGGGCAGCCAACGTTCACCGGCGCCATCATCCACCAGCACAAACGTGGAATGGGGAGCACAGCCATACACAGGCAGGTCTGGTGCGTGTTTCATCTGGTCCACTGAATACCAGTTATCTGCAGGCAGTGGTTGAATCTCAGTGGCCAGAATGTCGTCTGCATCGATGATATCATCAGAAAGCGCGCAGACCTTAGATGCCACGGCATGTTTCGCATCTGTACGAATCGCAGCCATAATCTCTGCACTGTCCATCTCTGGATGCATCTCTTTGGCTACCTGTTTCAGTGTTGTAATCCACATGAACACGCCCACACTATTCGTTGCCCGTGTGATGCCTTCCAGTGCCTCTAAATATTTTTCAGTGTGTGTCATTGTCTTTCCTTCCTTTGGTGAATGGGGGCAGTGCCCCCTGTTGGTTCAGTAGTTGGGTGCCATATCGGTCAGCATGGCATCAATGTCGTCTGCTGTTGTCTGCTGTGCCACATCTTCCAGCCATGATTGGTCATCATCAGTCCGGTACTGGTCATTGACCCAGAGCCGTAAAGTTAGCTGCCATGCTTCTGGGAATGCCTGAAGTTCGTCCAGCGCAGCGTGTGCACCAGTTGTATCGAACGGATTCTCAAGTGCTGCACCCAGTTCAGCCAGTGCCTGAAGTTCCTGCTGTCCTGCGTGTGTGGTGTCGATGAATGTGAATGGTGACATGATGTATCTTCCTTTGTAGTGCGGGATTGATGGGGGATCACTTAGCAGTTGTGACGATGTACAGACGGAAGGTGTGCCTACCGACTTTCTGATCAACAGTTGTAACCGTTGGCATATTGTTCAGCGCATCAGGGGTGTGCATTGCAAGTCGATCTTCAAGCACCTGCTTCATGTATTCCCTGACATCATGGAAGCTGGTAAAGACTGCACCCAGTTCCTGTTTGTCGCTGTAGATATCCATGCTGTTCATTGTGTCGTCCTTTGTAGTGCGGTTAGATGCGTCGCTGCATCTGGTCTTAGTTATAGTATAGATAAAACCAGAATGCAAACACCATCTGCACTTTTCTGATAAATATCTGCAGATGGTATAGACATAAAAGGGGGGAAACCGTGCCACGACCGACAAAACTAACCAGCCGCCACATTCGAGATGTTGAACAGGCGATGCAGTTGGGTCTGACCTATGCCCTGGCCTCTGGATATATCGGGATCGGTGAATCCACGATGTACGCGTGGTTGGCCCGTGGACGTGAACAGCCAAAGAGCATGTACGGCAGGTTCAGAGAGGCCCTGAAAAGGGGGCAGGCTAAGGCTGCAGCAGTGAATCTGGCACACATCCAGCAGGCAGCAGACGATGGATCGTGGCAGGCTGCAGCGTGGATTTTAGAACGCCGGTTCGGATACCAGAAGGCAGCAAACCTGCACATCGATGATGTGACAGAGCAGACGACAGCAGATGAACATGCTGCAGATGATGAACTGGCAGCAGTTCTGGCGATGATTCCAAGGGGGGCAGAGTGAGCAGCACGAAGTGGACACTGGAAAAGAGCACATGGACACAGCAAACACAGACCACACACCGTGCCATTCATCACCGCTCAAAACGTAGCTGGTTCTGGGTTGTGCGACGCGGGACAGCAGAGGGCGATGTTATCGCTGCAGGTGAGGCAGACACACTGGACAGTGCAAAGAAATTTGCATCTGGTATCGGTGTCACGCTGCTGAACGATTGACCATGACCGTATACATCCCGCACACCATCAAACCGCGATTCCGCAAAGACCTGCAGCAGGTGCTGGCAGACATCCACCAGTTTGCCCATCTGCACACCGTGGCAGACAAGGACACAAAGAGGCCGATACCATTCCGGCCACTGCCTATGCAGCGCAAAATCTTCGAAGCGGTGCAGGCAGGGCACAAACGAATCGCCATCATCAAGGCCAGACAGGTCGCTGCCACCACTGGTGCAAAAATGGTCCTGCAGCACCTGCTCTACACCACACCACACAGTGCCATGATGGCACTGGTATCGATGCGCGCAGACTCTGCTGCTGTGCTGCTGCGTGAAAACCGGCGATGGTTGGAGGAACTGCCAAAGCAACTACAAAGGCCACTGCGAATCGGCAACGCAGGGGAACTGCTGCTGGATGATACGGGTGCATCCATTAAGGCTTTTACATCCCGATCAAAAACAGGGCTTCGCAGTTTTCAGCCTGCAGCAGCCGTGGTTTCTGAGTTCGCATATGCCCCCAATCAGGACGAAGTGCTGAAACAGGCAGATGCTGCTGTCGGTGATGCAGGCCTGCTGATTATCGAGAGTACTGCCCAGAACCCAGGCGACAGATTCAGCCAGATCGTGCGTGGTGCTCCAGACAATGGATGGCTGTGCCTGTCCATGTTCTGGCATGAACACCCAGCATACACAGACGACAGATGGCCAGATGATTTCCCTGCCAGCCTGTCCAGCGATGAGAAGGCAGAACAGGATCGCTATGGTCTGAGTCTGGACCAGTTGTACTGGCGACGCAGGAAGGTTCTGCAGATCGGTCTGGCAAACTTTCGTGTGGAATACCCTGGGTGCCTCTCTGATTGTTTCCTGCGCACAGAGGGTCTGTGGTTTGATCCGACTATTCTGCAGCGAATCGAGCCCATCGATGCCACTGGGCCACAGCGTGAACTGGAGGCACCGAACCCCCACGATAGGTATGTGGTGGGGGTCGATGTCGGTGGTGGTGTTGGTGGCGATTACAGCGCAGCAGTGGTGGTCAGTGTGGGCACCCTGCAGCCTGTCTATGTGTACCGGAACAATAAGATCAGCCCACGGGACTGGGCACACGAAGTGGTGCGCATCGCTACCCGGTACAATGGTGCGCTGGTGCTACTCGAAAGCAACAACCACGGGCATGCCAGCCTGCTGGAAATCGAGCACTGTGGATACCGCACAGTGTGGCGAAATCCACGCACGGGCAGACCATGGACCACGACCATGCAGAGCAAACTGGAGGCCCTGTCCACGCTGCGCGACTATCTGGAAGTCATCGAACGCATGGACAGAGCACTGTGGATGGAACTGCGCAGCCTGACACTGCCACCGGGTAAAGCAACACCAGAGGCACCACCGGGCAATCACGACGACCTTGCCATGGCAGCAGCACTGGCCTATCGTGGTCTGGCAGATATCCCCCCATCATGGCGTACAGATGGGCATCGATCCACCCGTGCACGGGCAGAGTCTCTAATCGATAAAGCAAAGGCGCGACGTGTGCACAGCTATGGGCTACCATTCTGATAAATGAGGGCAGAGCATGAAACCATCAGACATCGAACGCATTCTGGCAGCACATGATGCATATTGGGACGACCAGCGCGCAGAACTGCGGGAACTGAAGTCGTTTTACATGACACGGTTCTGGCGTGAACGACTGGCTGTGCCCTATGGTGACAGATCGCAGGTGCTTCGCACTGAACTGCCGAAAGCGTATGCCGTCGTGGAAAGCTATCTTGGCAGTCTGTATGCAAAGAATCCCAGTGTTATTCTGGGCCCTGACATTCGAGGCAGGGGAAATCCGCAGGTTTCGCAGAGCACAGCAAACAAGTATCTGATTACAGCACGGGAACAGATCGAAGATGCGACCCGTCTGGCCCTGTGCTTCCCCTGTTCATTCCTCAAACTGGCACCCGTGGCAAACGTGGATCCATTGAAACGGGTTAGCACGGCAGCAGTACCACCCTGGGAAGTCATTCTGGATGCCACTGCCAGCAGTTGGGATGCACAGAGATACGTGGCACACGTCTATCTGATGCCACTGGATGAAGCAGCAGAGCGGTACAACAGACGCAAGGACGGCTTTTCATCGCGCAGCTATTCGTCATGGATTGACCAGACCAGCAAAGAAACAAACCCCCTGCAGTCCGATTATGGACAGCCTGTGACTGATGAGGGCAGATGGATCCGTGTTGTCGAGTTCTATGATCTGGTCGGTGACGAGCTGCTGGTGTGGTCGCCAGATTTCAAGAACGGTGAACGGTTCTTATTCTCTGGTGTGAAAGTTCAGGTGGGTGCGCTGGACATCAATGCAGGCACGGACACTGGTCTGCAAGACATCGAAACAGAAACGGAACACGTCGTCAGTGGTATTCCTTACAAGTCGGCCAGTGGTCGTCCTGTGGTGCCCATTATCCCCCTGTATTTCAGCAGGGATCCTGAAATCCCCCTGCGTGGATATAGCCTGTTAGCCCGGATAAAAGATCAGCTTCGAGAGGCGAATGTGATGCGCACATACCAATCACAGGGGGTCCGCAGAATGGCCCGCCAGTGGTTAGTTCGTGAGGGCTTCCTTTCTGAGTCTGCTGCATCCAAGATGGCTGCAGGTATTGATGGTGAGTTCATCGAAGTAGACGCACCCCCTGGCACTCAAATCGCCGGCGAAATCGTGCCCGTGCCAAATCCTCCTATTCCTGCAGACATCAGCATTTACAGTGCACAGGTCCTGCAGGACATAGACAGCGCAGGGGTCTTAGCCCCGTTCACACGCGGAGAGGCCACAGGAACCACTGCCACAGAGCAGCGACTCCTGGCTGCTTATTCGTCATCGGAAATCGGCAGGATGGCGCGCATTCGAGATGGTGTGATCAGCAATGCAGCGCGAACCTACAATATTTTATTAGCGGTCATGCTCGGAGATGAGGCAGAGCCCTTGACGCTCCCCAATCCGATTGGGCCCACCATGCTCAGTGCTGACGACCTAACTGGCGACTTCGAATACTGGGCAGTGGATGCAGGCAGCACCCCGATGTCTGATCTAACGAAACAGCAGGCACTGGTGTCGCAGGCGAATCTGCTGCTGCAGTTGGGTGTGTCACCAGACAAACTGCGCGCTGAAATCATTCGCGCATTTGATTTCCCAGAAGATTTCAATGATATCCCACCAC